AAAGGACGCGGTTATTTATGCGGATTCAGCAGAACCGAAAAGCATTGAAGAAATAAGACGCAGGGGTTTACAAATTTACCCCGTAACAAAAGGTAAGGATTCAATTAACTACGGTATTGACGTAATGCAACAGCAAGAATACTTAGTAACTTCGGATAGCACAAATCTAATTAAAGAACTTCGGGGTTATTGTTGGGACGTTGATAGAACGGGAAAAACAACCAACAAACCTCAAGGTGGCAACGACCACGCAATTGACGCACTACGTTACCACGAAATGGAATCTATAAGCACGAATAAAGGCGTTTACAACATTTATTAAACTTTGTAGTTTAATAGGTATGAGACTTGAAATAAACATACCTACATCAATTGCAGAAATACCACTTAGTGCTTATCAAAAATTCGTTAACGTTTCTCAAAATAGCGATGACGAAGATTTTTTGATGGAGCAAATGGTGCAATGTTTCACGGGTTTAGAACTAAAATCAATCGCTAAAATGCGAATGACTGATTTAACCGAACTTATAATTTCACTTACAAAAACATTAGAAGCTGAAGGAACGTTCCAACAACGATTTAAAATTAAAGATTTGGAGTTCGGTTTTATTCCAAACTTAGAAGAGATTAGTTTCGGTGAATACGTGGATTTAGAAAAGTACTTGCAAGACGTTTCTACTTTTCACAAAGCAATGGCGGTTATGTACCGACCAATTAAAGAAACTTTCAAAGACCGTTATTCAATTCACGATTATAACGGAAGCGATGAATACAGCGACTTAATGAAGTTTGCACCGCTACAAATCGTTAAGGGTGCGAATGTTTTTTTTTGGACTTTAGAAAAAGACTTATTGAAAGCTACCCTGACATTTTTGGAGACGGAAATGAATCAGGAAATCAAAACTCACTTAGCGAAAGAACTCAATTTGGAAAACAATGGGGTTGGTATGGAAGCTTACACGTCCTCGCTCAAGGAGACGTTACAAGATTCGATGAAATCACCAAATTGGGACTTAGGAAGTGCCTTACTTTTCTCACGTTTACAAAGCAAAGCGATGAATTACAACAACGAGAATTTAAACGCTTAACGAAATGAGTCAAGACCCACGAGCGGAAGCACTTCAAAAGTTTGTTGACGGCGTTGTTAAACAAGCAAGAACGAATTTAACTAAGCGTAAAAAGAACGCATCTAAGAAACTTTATAATTCGATTAAAGGAGAAAGTAAGGTTTACCCAAATTCTATTCGCATAGGTTTTCAGATGGAAGATTACGGGTTCTTTCAAGACCAAGGGGTTAAAGGTGCAAACCCTAGTAAGGTATCAAAGAACGCAAAGATAAGAGGGCAACAAGCACCCAATAGCCGTTTTAAATTTGGTTCTGGAAATTATGCAGGAAGTTGGCAAAGTTTTGTTACAAACATTGAAGTTTGGGCAAAGCGAAAAAATATAAGATTAAGAGACGAACAAGGCAAATATAAAAAAGGTAATTATAGAACAATAGCGCAAATAATAGCGGGGAATATTTACAACCGTGGTATTAAGCCAACGATGTTTTTTAGTGATGCTTTAGAAACCAAGTTAAAGAAATTACCAACTGAATTAATTAACCCCTATGTGTTGACGGTATCCAACATTATAGACATAGCAATAAAAGAAAATGTACGCAAGAACGCCGTTTTTAGTTCAAGTAAATGAAGCAGGGCAAACTGGTTCAAAGGTAGAATTGTTTATTAGTTTAACATCTACTTTTCCAGCAACGCCAACTTACACACTTGAAAAGAATAATCCAAGTAGCACGAATAACGTTACTAGATACAACGTAACTCCGTTTGTTCGTGAATTTATTAGTAACACGTACCAAAATATTAGAACGTTACCAAGCCCTGCAACGTTAACACCAAGTGGAGCGAGTGCATACATTCAGATAAAAAGATATAAGAACGTTTCAGGAACTTACACACTACTTAATACAAGGACTTATCGTTCGTTTGATGGATATAGAGCTTATACAGAGGGCGACACACTTGTAACGCTACCATTTGCGCCGTGGAATAATGAAGCAATAACTTTCAATGCTTCTTTTCCTTTGTTTCAGTACCCAAGTGGAATGGTTTTTTACTATCCACAAACAAGTTCGGCAAGTGTTCCAAGTGGATTACTTTCCCCTGGTTATTTTACAGTGTTTATTGGGATTTCGTCTTATGTAAAATATACTTCTTTAGCGAATCCAAGTAACTTTGAAACAACAAATATAGATGCAGTAAACCAACGCTATTGCGATATTCCATACATTTGGCAAAGTGCAACAACGCCGTCAAGCAATTACTATGCAGGAGGGAATCGAGTTGAATTCTACAGCCCTACAAACGTTTTACTTTATTCGTTCACTTTCAAGCCGTTAGCAGAGTGTAGATATACGCCAGTTCCTATTGATTTTATAAACAAGTTAGGAGGGTGGCAACGTGTTTTTTTCTTCAAAGCGTCAACAGATAAAATCACAACAACAAGCGAAGACTACAATTTCCTTACAACCGTTCCAACGAGTGACCAATGGGTCGTTTCAGACGGTCAAACAAGGCAAATGAATCGAAACGCACGCAGGAAAATAACAGTTAATTCAGGAAGCGTAGACGAGAATTTCAAGTTTATCATTGAACAGCTTATGCTATCTGAAAGAATTATGGTTAATAATTTACCTGTAAAAATATTGACAAACGATGCCGATTTATTTAAAATAGTAAACAAGAAAGACTTGAACTATACATTAGATTTTGAATACGCTTATGACGAAGTTGCAACTGTTTATTGAGGGGGTTGAAGTTGATTTGTTCAAAGACGAAATTGTTACGGTCAATAGTTCTGTTGCAAACGTTCAAGATATTAGCAAGGTATTTAGCGACTTTTCACAATCGTTTTTAGTACCAGCGTCACCAAGAAACAACGCTATTTTTCAGCATTGGTATGAAAGCGATGTTGTACCTACTATCGACCAAAATTTAAGACGTGATGCTTTTATAGAAATTGAAACAATGCCGTTTAGGGTTGGTAAAATACAACTTAATGAAGCGGTAATTAAAGACGGTCAGGTAGTAAGTTATTCGCTTAATTTCTTTGGTGCGTTGACAAGTTTAAAAGATAGGTTTGGGGAGTTGCAATTAAAAGATTTGGATTATACAAGCGTTGGATTCACTTATACGGGGCAATCCGTTCAAGATAGACTTGAGGACGGTACAACAAGTTACAACGTTAGATTTCCTTTGATTTCGCCAAAACGTTTTTGGAATGATGTAACTGGAGATGTAGATAATATTTTTGAAGCTACAAAAGGAATTAGTTATAGGGAGTTGTTTCCTGCCGTTCGTGTTTCTAAAATATTTGATATTATAGAAACTAAATTTGGAATTACTTTTAACAGTACATTTTTTAGTTCAACACGATGGACGGATTTATATTTCAGACATCAATTAGCGGAAACTTTATTGGTTTTATCTCCTAAAACGCAACTTGATTTTTTAAGCGTTTCGCCAACCGTTAGTTATGTAGATTTAGCAAACAATTCATTGACTAGACCACCGTTATTAGACGCAACAGTTCAAGTGTTTTTAAACTTAGAGTTATTTCCAAGTTCTGTAACGGCTAAACATTTTTGTGAGGTTTACGCAAATGGTGTTTTATTTTCGACAACTGAATTTGCACCTACAGAAACAAATAAAGCGATTGCTTATTTGCCGTCTGACAACACAACCGTTTATACTGTTTTCCTTTATTCAGATGAAACAACGTCTTTTGATGCAAATGTAGAAGTTGCTCAAGTTGGTGGTGGTGGCGTTGTTACAATTACTGGAGATACAATTAACGCAGTTGTAAATATCGCAAGTGCATTCAATAGCACAATGAAAATAGCAGATTTCTTTTCAGCAATATTGAAAGCGTTTAATTTAGTTTGCGTAGGAGAAAACGAAACGACATTTACAATTGAACCTTTACAAGATTGGTATAATTTAGGAACGGAAAAGAACATAACGAAGTACGTTATTAATTCAAGCAATGTTAAAAGATTACCACTTTACAAACAAATTTCATTTAGCTATAAAGAAAGTAAGTCATTTGCTAATAAGAATTTTCTAAATTTATTCAGTAGAAATTACGGTAATTTAGATTCAAGTTTTGATTACGATGGTAGTGAATTTAAAATCGAGTTACCTTTTGAAAATAACCAATTTGTAGAAATTCCAAACACTGATTTATTTTGTGCTTATTGTATTGAAGAAAATCAAAGTAGCTATATTCCAGAACCGATGCTTTTATATTTAGCAGGAGAAGATACAGCAACAACAGCTTTTAAATTTAAAAAAGAAACTACCGAAGTAAACGTAACCGATTACGCACTTTTCAACAGCGTTAACACAACGGGTTTTTCACTTTGTTTCGGTAACGAGTTCAATATCGTAACGCAAGAAACAGAACCAAATAGTTTATATCAAACTTATTACGCAAATCATTTGGGTAACCTTTACGATTTGCAACAACGATTATTTTCATTTACAGCGATGTTACCAACTGGTGTACTTACTAACTTGAAAATGAATGATAAAATTATTATTAAGGACAAACGATATTTGATAAACGATATTAGTAGCACGTTGAACAATGGCGAAGTTAAAATGAATTTAATTAGGGAGTTGGTAACTATTGCGCCCGATTGTGAATGTATAAAAGTTACTTACACTTTAGTTGGTGAAGAGCCTGTTACGGTGGAGGTGGAGAATGTAGGAGACGAATACACAACAGAAGATTTTAAGATATTAAAAGACGGTACTGATTGGATAGTACAAGCAATTGAAGAAACGCCAGTTAGTGGTTGTGATTGTATTAAATTCAACTATACACCAACGGGAGGTTCGCCACAAACTTTGACGTTATCACCAACTGGAACAAACGATGGAAAAAATAAGTATGAGTTTTCAATTAGCGGAGTTCAATATGTTGTTTTTTGGAGTAATACGGCAGGGACTTGGAATTTCAATACAGTAACACC